CTTGCTGAACGCATGGGTTTTATTCAACTTATGGATAAATACCCTGGTAAGTGGGTTAAGTTACTTTCTGTTAAAAGAAAAAAGAGACAGAAAATATATAATTTGGCATCATATTTTAGGAGACAAAATCCTTATTATGATTTCAAAAGTATAAGCGTTGATGATTCTGTCAACTTGTATGGGAGGAAGAAATGATGTACACAGATGATGTATTAGAAGCTGCTAAAGAAGTTTCTAAATCTGAGGAAATTGAAAATACTGAGATTGCATTTGATATCGATGAGATGAAAGATGTTGATCTTGCAGTTGCCCGTATACCAATTACAAATGCAAAGCAAGCTACTACAAGAATCAATTCTTATGCTGACAATAAGTTAGCAGCAAAGATTGAAGAGACTGGTACGTTTAAGTTAAACAATACTGTGTTCCATGTAAATAAAGGATACAAGTATAAGTTACAAGACATGCCTGGGTTTCTTAACTGGTTACTTGACGGCTCTGCTAGTGCAAGTCTTATGGGCGATTTGTCTGCGGTGTTGGGATATACTTTTGTACCTAAACTAAGAGGTTTAGATGCAGTCGCTGAAAAGCGTGGTATGTCTGCTAGAACTGCTAGAGATACTTTCTTAGAGAGAGTTATTGATGAGAAATCTAAGCTTGCAGTTATCAATTGTGATGCTGCTAGTGCTCCTAAGTGGGCAGTCAATATGGAAGACGGTGATAGAATTGAAAAATCTTAAAGCGTTAGCACAACCTTTTACTACGCTAGTAAAAAAAGGTAGTGATGCTGGTAAGTTTGGTGACTTTGTTGAACATAGCGCAGTCACACAAAGGTTATTAGCTCATCTAGGGCCGTTTGACCAAAGAGTTATAGAGATTGTGTATGATTCGCACCCTGAGTTAGGGCAAGTCTGCACTGGCGTAATCTTAGAACTTACTCTTTATATTGACGGAGTGCAAGTTCAGATACAAGAAGTTGGTGACGTTGAACACCCATTTCGTAAAGGTAGAACTAATGGCGACAGGTTAAAAAATGCTATTAGTGATGCAATTAAAAGATGTGCTATGAGGGTAGGTCTAGGACTACACCTTTATGCACAAGATGATTATTTCCTAGACAAACTATTGGAGGATAACAATGACAGTACAAGCTAAAAAAATTAGTTTAACATCTGATGATATATCAGGTAATGGTGGTGCTAATCAAATTACCCCTGGTGATTATGAAGCAACCATTGTAGAAGTAGAGGATCACGTGGCTCAAAGCGGGAACGAAGGCTGGAAGTGGACTGTGCAAGTTGGTAGGTTAAAACTTAGAACTTTCACTATGTTTACACCAAATGCAAAGTGGAAACTTGTTGAGTTAATGGGAGCACTTGGCATACCTATGCAGGAAGGTGAGGTTAGTTTTAACCCACAAGACTATGTAGGTAAGCCTGTAGGTGTGGAATTGATTGAAGATAAGAACGATTCTAGATATCTTGAAATCAACAAATTCTTCCCTGTTGGTACTAAAGAAGTTACTGCAGTAAGTGCAGAAGCTACAACTGAGGTTGACAAAAACGACATACCTTTTTAATATTAAGGTATCTAAGTTTATGGCAACCTCCTAACAAGTTGACATAATAACAAAAACCCTCTTGCGAAAGAGGGTTTTTTGTTATCTGTTACTTCTTTTTCTTTGTACGAGAAGGTCTTTTCTTTTTCATTCTCATACTTTTTTTACCGTATATTGGCATAGTTATTTTCCAATCTTTTTCTTAGCAAACTCTTTGACGACTACCAAAGCTGCACCACCACCTGCAATAGCAGCTAGTTGTAAAGCATTAGCATCTACTCCCACTAAAGGAGAGATTGTTAAAGCACCAATAAATGCTTCCACAAATGTCCATAAAGTTTTTTCCAACATTACTTTTAGTTCTTCACTCATTTAATTAGTCTCCCTAATTTTAATTTATTTTCTATGTTTTCTAGTTTAGCAATAATTGTATCGAGCTTCTTGTCCTCAGAAAAATTATTTTGAGACTGAGGTTTTAATAACTCATTAATTGTTGTATATTCTATAGTTACTTTCTTACCTTGTAATAATTCTTTTGCTACTTTTGCATACATTTTTTTGTAAGCTACTCCACTACTACCAACAAAGCCGTCTTTAGACGCATCTAAATCTTGTTGTGTTTCACCCACAATCAAACAACCTGAAGTATGCTCATCAGTATTGCCTGTATGAATAAGTATGTATTTAAACCCAGGAACGTCCTGAAG